GCCGTGGTATCATCAAGCACATCTTTTACTTGCGCCTGCGTTTCTTGCAAAAGCGTGGAAAACTGGCTCTGCATTGTGCTTGTATCAATGCCCACCTTTTCCGTCACCAGCCCGCACACCGAAGCGTCAAGCCGTTCATCCGTAATCATGGAAGCGGTGATAGCGGTTGTACCGGCTGCAACGGAAATCCGCGCAAGGCTGATCTGCCGGATTGTGCTGTTGTTTGTCAGCGCCGGGGCTGCTGCCTTCCCAGATTTTGCGCCTTTCAAGATTTTCACTTCCGGATAGTCCACGAAGTTTGTGGTTTTCCACTCCACGATTACGCGATCGATACGGTTCAAAACGCCGTCTGCCGCGTCAACGGGAAGGTGCAATTTGGCGCCGTCAACGGATTCATTATCAATCCACCAAACAATGCCGTTCCTTCCGGAATTTGCCATCCATCCGGTGCCGTCCGAGACTTCCACCGCCATTCCCGGCGTGGAAAGCGCCTGCACGGAGGCATTGCTGCCAGCAGCAAAAACGCCAGATGTGCGGCCATGGTGCCAGCGCATAACGTCTTCTGCACCAATGTATTCGTCTTGGTTATTCGGGAAACTTTTGATATTAGCCATTTAATTTCATTGCCCCCAATGCTGTAAGAATAGGGTCGCCCAAAAGGATCTCCGTCCGGGCTTTGTTGCTGTCCAGTGTGTACTTAATGCCAGTGATCCGGGCGCTGAACGATACCCCGAATCGGGCGGATACGCACGATACAATATCCCCCAGAGCATAATACTTGCCAAGATCTTCCGGGTCGATGGATACAGAAAAGGATTTTCGCCGGATTCGCTTTCCCAGCTCCATTTGTCCATAAGCACGCGCACGGGCTTTGCAATCGGCTGCAGATTCGTCATTTTCCTGCCGAACGGCTGTCTTAAACCAAACTTCCCGGCGATTGTCCCCGGTGACGTCACCAACAATCTCAACAAAAGTGTTGTCTGTGCCGCTAAGGCTTCCTTGCACATAGGCCACATTGCATAGGGTGGAATCGTCGTCGTTAATTACAAGGTCTTTTGCGCTTCCCTGTTCCTCCGAAAAGACAATAGCGTGAATGCCGGCCGTCAGGTCACGCCCCTTGTAAAGGCGGAAAGTGTGTGTCATATCATCGGGGTTCCAATCCATTGTGTGGCCTATGCCTTTTTCTTCAAGAAACGGGATGATTTCATCCAGCAAATTCCCACCCATGAAAACATTGTCCGTTTTATCGGTCATCCCGGTTGCCTGTGCAACTTGAATTCTTGTCATTCCCCGGAGATTATCGCTTATCAGCTTGTACACGCCCGTCTCGATAGTTGTCATGTGATATTCTGATGCAATGATGCGCTTATTCAAAAGCCAGTTTGCGGTGTATCCATTTGCCGTTATGCGGTTTGTGGTCGTGTCGATTTTTGTGTTTTCTATCACAAATGTTACGTTTCTGCTCGTATCATACAGGAGATTGCCGACTTTCAACACGTTAATGTTGTAGTCGCTTACCGGCGCAACCAGTATCAGCTTTCCGATATCGTTGTAGTAAATATTCATGATAATACTGATTGCGTGCCGGATTTCATACCGGGTGGAAAAGTCCTCTTTATAGATTTCAAAGCTCATAGCGCAATCCCCACGATCTCCGTTGCAAAGTCAATATCCACCTGCAAATTCGCAAGCCCGCTTGTCGCTTCCGGCTTCAACACATTATCCCCAACTTCCAGCTGAAACAAAGTGCTTTTCAGGCTCAACGCGCCTCGGCAATCTCCGTCGACGGATGACGTTACAGTTGTCCGATCGTGCGTGATCTCTACAACCAGCCGCTCCCCGCTGACGATAGTTTTATTTATCAGCAGAAATTTTCCCGTCGCGGCGTTGGTGATTTTGGGGTTCTCCACATCACCGCTTGCCGAAAGGGTAGCAGTAAACGGGACGGGAACCTGGCCGCGATTCTCCACGTTGATGAATTTCGCTTCAAACAGCTGGCCGAAACGATACGGCCTTGAAATGTTCCATGGGAATTTGAATAGCTTTTGAATGCCGGACAACGTTACCGCTGCGGAATCGTCCTTGCACCAATACGGATACGCCGCCAAAAGGGAAAACTGGAACTGTGCACCCCAGTCTTTCGGCTCAATGCTGGGTGTCGCCGTAGGCCAAACATTCAGATAATAGTCATCCGCGTACAGCTTTCCGGCAAGATCGGGGCGGATGACGGATATCAGCTTCTCTTTACTTTCCGCCTGACCGTCTCCCACCAGATACCCGTTGATATTCACGGGCCGGGGCTGAACGTTTTTGCTCTGAATTGTCGCGCCCGTCTGGTTGATGCCCTTCGCCTGGGACAGGGATACCGTTACCGTATCAATGCCCGTGGGCTTGTTGATAAGATATCCACCGGCATAATCAAAGGTAACGCTATCCCCGTTTTCGTTCACGTAGCGGAACAATTTGCTTAAATTGTTGAAGTTCTTCAAATCGTCCACCTCGCTTGTGTGAAATAAGCCTCTGTGGCTGCTGCCAGCTCCACTTCGGATTGCACAGGAGAATTAATATTCTGGATAATTGTCACGCCGCGTCCACCACCAGCAAAGCCCACTCCGTCGTAGTCCGCCCCGCCAGACGCACCAGCCGATTTTCCAGCCCTATATGCTCGCGCTTCCTCGGCGGTGAGAACTTTTTCCCCCTTATGGAGGCGTACCAGATAATCGTCGTATGGTACATAATCAAGGCCGCTCTTTGCTCCGGGAACGTTGCTCCCTTTGATATTGGCCTTTATCGTGAGCGTGTAGTTGGCAAAGCTATTTGTCAGCCGTGATTTCATCTGGGAAGCAAGGGAATCCAGCTTGTCCAGAACTCCCGGCGTGCTGCTGTCGATACCGGCAACCAGGCCACTCATGGTGTTGGTTGCCGCCTCTGTAGCTTCCGCCTCCATGTCGAGGTCGCCCACCTTTTCCACGTAGCTGTCTGCGGCTTCCTGCATACGAGCGTTCACATTCTCCACCGCCAACGCCAATCCATCAGAAGTTTCGGTTCCTGCGGCCTCATATGCAGAAACATTGTCCATAAGCTCCGCAAGCTTTTTGCTTAGCCCCTCGGTGCCGCCGGACATATCTTCTAGTTCATCACGTAGCCCTGCGAGGAATCCGGCCTGTTCCCCCGTACTCATGGACGCGAGATATTGAGAAAGTCCGTCAACACTAATGCCTGCAAGGTCTGCTTTTTCGGAAACAAATGCAAAATCTTCATCGATCTGCTGAAGGACTTCGGTATTTCCTTTAAGATTACCCATGAAATCATCCCACGACATTTTTGCAACTTCTATTTGGGAAGTAAATGCGGACCCCACATCATGCAGCCCGTTATAGATGGTGGTATAGGTATTCTGGTAATCCTCCAAAATGGACTGTGCGGCGGCCGCATATTCCTCAGAAGCAGCCTTTATCACATTTGCGGGCTTTGCCGCTTCCTCGGCGGCGGCCTGCTCCTGCGCTTCCAAATCGGCAAGATTCTGCTTCGCCTGCTTTATGGCTTCGGCTAATCTCTCCATCTCGACGGTGTCACCGCTGAAACCAGCATCCGACGAGAACGCTTCCAGTCTGGCTTTTGAAGCTTCCTCGTACTGCTGCTCAAGCTCTTCTACCTTTGCGCGTGCTTCTTCTACCGTCTGCGGCTCTCCGGCTAACTCTTTGACGAAATCCTTGTGCGCCTTGGTTGCCTTGCCAATGCCAATCGCCAGAGCAGCTACAGCCGCGGCAATCAAGCCAATGGGGTTCGCGTTTATAGCCGTATTCCATGCATACTGCGCCGCAGTTGCAAGGGAAATCTGGCCGGTGAGTACGCCAACGGCTATTTCACTGACGGAAAATACGCCATTCAGTGTGGCTTCTGCAACGGCCGCTTTTCCGCTTTCCGCTGTGAAGAATGCAAGCGCCGACGCATTTGCCGTGAATATCGTGGCGATATTTGCAATGGCCTTTCCCGCCATACTCGCCCCGATTGCAGTACCGGCAACGGTTGCCGCTGTGGCCGCGAACTCAAACGCCGTGACGAGAAGATCAATAGCGCTATTCGTTTCCCGAAGGTACGAAATAGCTTCTACCGTAGCAGTTCCAACGCCGGTAACGATTTGCTGTACACGGGGTATAATGTTCTTTCCGGCTGTAAATACGCTGTCTACAAAGTCCTTGGTAAGTCCTTCCATGTCGGCGCTGCTGTCAGCCATGCCGGTAGCCAGATTTTGCCATGCTGCTTTCATGGATGCCGTGGAACCCTCGATGGTGTCCGCCGCTTCATTTGCCGCATACCCCGCAAGCCCCTGCATTTCGATATAGTCCACAAGGGCGGCCTGGCAGTCAGCTAGATTGTCAATGGTATAGGCAGTGGCCTCGCCGTTTTCTGCGTTCCACTCGTTTACCTTGTCAATCAGCTGCTGGAATCCCTCTTTTGTGGGGGCAATACCCAACTGCAAATTGTCCAGCATGGTGTAGTTGGATTTCATGATGCCGTTAAAGGCATTTTGTACGGCTTCTTGGGTGTTTCCGGTTGCCGCCACAACGTCGGCTTCGGCGGTGATAACTTTGTCGGCAAGTTCGGCGGCGGCCTGCACATTGCCGCCAAGGGCGGTTTTCAGGCCGGTAGCAAATCCATTCACCTGCTGCAAATAGTCGTTCTGGCTCATTTGCACGGTCTTGTAGGCGTTTCTCGCTTTCTCCGCCACAAAATCGTAAGCGTCGCCGAACATCAGCTGTGCGCCTCCGGCTAACTGCTCATACCGCGCATAACTGGTGTAGGCCGCTTTGCCAACGTCTGCAACTACTCCGGCAAGCTTCTTTACTCCGGCGATAATCGCGCCGCTGGCAAGGTTGGCTTTCAGAACGTCGGCGAATGTGCTTGTTTTGTTTTCAGAATCCTTTAGTTTACGCTCATATTCATCTGTATCCAGAGAGATCGTCGCAAACAGCTCAAATACATTAGCCGCCATCCTGCCCACCGCCTTTCGTCACCAGTTTCAGCCCGGCATTTTTCACCACATCCGCCACGATATCCTCCGCAGACCGGCTTTCCTCCGGCTTCGGGTTGATGATATCCTCGTATCCGATAGATAGATACAATCGCTCATCACGCCCCGCTGTGTTTTGCGTTATCATCTGGATACCGTCGGTAATGTAGCGCCGAAGAATTTCGCGTTCGCATTGCTTTTTCAACTCCATGGGAAGAATGGAGAGGTACGCCCTCGCCCGTACTCTGGGGAGGGCGCACAGTGCGCTGATTATTCGCTCTGCTCCCCACGCCCCCACGATTTGAAAAAACTCAGCAGTTCCTTATCGTTGGAAAGCTCCTTAATCTGCCAAAGCGTCGCCATGGTACTCTGCGCGGCCACTTCCTCAACGCTCTTTTCGCCCATGACGGACAAAATAGCATAAATGTCGGCGCGGTGCGTTTTTAGCAGCAACGGAACAACGGTGGTAATCCTCTGCGCCCCAATCAGCATAACGCCGACTTTTGTGGAGTTTTTCTTGTCCACCGGCTTGCCAATGGCGTTCATGATTTCCTCATCAGAAACGAGATTCACAATGTGCGGGGTAATCTCGCACAGCACGTCCAGGCACTCATCCGTGCCAAGTTGCGATAATTTTCTCATGCTTAGCCTCCTACAGCGTAGCGGATTCGGCCTCTCCGGCCTTTACGTAAATCTCGAAAGGCGGTGTATCCTGTGCCGTAATGGAATAATGGCCGGTAAACTCGAATGCGAACTGGCCTTTGCTCTTGTCACCGGTTTTCAGCTGGAAACCGCCAGTAGAAAGGCCGTTCAGCATATGGATGGCCAGATAGCCGCCCTTTTTCGCTCCGTTTTTGTCGGAGTAGTCGGCCACAAGCCAGATGTCCTTGAAATCCTCGGTGGCAATATCGTTTCTGGGCGTGATTTTCCCGGCGGCTTCATCAGCGGCGGCCACCATCGATTTTGCGTTAGTGGCGTTCACAGATACGAAAGTTCCGCTAAGCTTCACCTCCCAGCTTTCCAGCCGTTTCAACTCCTTCGTGTTCTTGGGGCAGTTATCGATATCCTCGCCGAAATCGGAGAAGCTGGGCGTTGCCGCGAAGGTCAATCCGCCGCTGGTAGCGCCAATAATAGTGCCGTCGGCGACTTCCGCCGTATCAGGCGAAAAGGCCGAAAGCAGAACACCGGCATTCAGCACAAGCTCCTTAAAGGTATCCTGCGGAATCTGTGTAAATTTCATTGATTTCCTCCTATATGGTATTGAAAATTGCGGCAACGTTCAGTTGCCGCAATTTGATGGATTGATCTGACTCAAATGTAGAATTGATGCACCACGGCTCACCGCGCATAAGCCAAACTGTGCCGGTATCACAAGGCAGCTGAATGCCTCCACGTCCTATCGCGCGGGAAATTTCCTCGGCCTTGGCGTTCGGCTCTGCCTCTTTCTCCGTGTGATACCACAGTTTTACCGTCAGCGAGTTTGCCATATCGCCCCACCCGCCGACGGAGACGGAATAGGTAAGGTAGGGCATTACGGTGTCGCTCGGTACTGCTGTATCCGGATACGCGGGGAGATTAAAGCCGGAAAAAAACTTGTAGAGCGATTCTGTTGACGTCATTTTGTCAGCTCCCATTTCTCGGCGGTAACCTGGCACATATCCAAAGTGCCAACGGTTGGCGCTTTCTTATCGCTCCCGTTGCTCGTCACCCGGAAAATTGCGCCATCGGAAAGCCGCTTGAATACATCATGGAAAGAAAGCGGATTCGCGCGGCGGGTGGTAATGGTGTACACACTGGTAACGCCCTCCTTCTCCGCGATTCTGGATTGCATGGAGGTATCCAGAATAATAGCCGCGTCGAACTCCGCGCCCTGTGCCCATTCCGTTGCCCAGCCGCCCTCCCCATCCGGGGTGCGCTTCTTTTCCATCAGTGCGCACGTGTTATTCAGGTAGTAGTCAAGCAAGCTCATATCTTCCTCCATATCCGCAAGCGCGGCGCAAACACCGTTTTCCAGCTCGTGCTTTCTCCGGAGCCGGACGAACCGCTTGCCTTTGTGTACGAGTAGCCCCCGAAAGATTCGCTTTGATACGGGCTTTGTACGGCCTCGGCGTTCTTCTCCTGCCATGTGTTGATTTCTTCCAGAATCGCCAGCACCTCCGGCGGCACGCAGATTTCCGTAACAATTCCGGTATAAGTTTCGTTCCGCAAATCAGCATCACCGTACACGTGAATCCCGTTATTTCTCCGGCTTCCTTCGATCAGGTAGTAATCGCCTGTTTCAAGGCCGGGAATAACGATCCGGTTCCCGGTGATTTCCGCCCCGGTAAACTGCCAGTGCAAGCCGGGGAAGAAATTACGCAGGTACACAAGCAGCTCATACAGGCTTACCGCATGTCCCATGTGATTCCCTCCTTTACCGGCTCTTTACAACGGCCAGAATGTCCGCTTTGTTCATTGCGGCGCTGACCCCGGAAATACCGTTTTCCTTGGCGTACTCCAAAAGCTGCGCTTTCGTCATTCCGTCAAAGTCCACGGTCTCCGGTGCGGTTTTGTCAGCTGTCAGAGCCGCCCTTAACCCCCCGCCGGGGTAACAGTGGCAACGGCGATGCCGTCCAGGTACTCCGCCCACAGTTTCATGCCCATGATGGCGTACATATCGCCGGTAGCCCGGGAGTAGTCGCCCTCGACATGTACGCCGATCAGGTTCGTTTCGCCCTTCACGGTGTAATTCAGCCCCAGCTTGGCAAAGTCGCTGTCGCTCGGGTCAACGTAGTACAGATCGATGTTCTCAACGGGGGTTGCAATCACCTTACCGGCGGCTACGTACTTGTCAGGCAGGAGGAAAAGGGTGCTGTAGCCCAGGAAGTTCTGGACATAGGTAAGGCCAAACATGGTCTGGGTGGTAATCTCCTTATCGCCCAGGTAGTCGTAGAAATCCATGATGTTGGCAAAACCAACGACCTCGGTCACGTCCTTGTCCATGCCCATGAACTTCGCAAGCACCTTGCCCTTTGCCTGTGCGAGCGCCAACTGCCAGGTCTTGGGGGTCAGTGCCAGAGAGCCGGTAGCCAGGAAAGTGTAGAAGTCACCCAAAACCTTGTTTTGCAGGGCAACCAGGAAAGCGTCGTCCGTCTTTTCTACGGCGACCTCTGCGCCGTATTTGGCCACGCTCTCGATGGTAACGCTCTTTGCGTACTTGGCCACTTCGATATCGCCATAGGTGACGGGGGAAACCTTCATCTTGGTGAAGGGGATCTCGTCGCCTTCCGCTACGGTGGCACCGCCCTGCAAATCGCCGTCTACCTCTGCCTTGTAGGATACCAGTTTCGTGCCGGGCGCCTTGCGGATAGGCCGCATAATGCCCAGAATGGTGCGCAGTGCGTCCCAGTTATCGTTGAACCGGGTTACAAAGTCCACCTCTCGCGCGGACGTGGTGAACTGTGTGGAAATCGTTACGTTTTCTTTTGCTGCCATTTGTACAGCTCCTTTCAAAAAAGTTATTTGTTTTCGCTTGCCATGCTTTCAGCAAGCGCGGCCTGCCTCTCAGCGGTGGACAAAAGATACCGGCCTTTATCGTCCTTTTTGTAGATTTCAGCGCGGCTCTTTACGCCATCAGAGGTGTCAGGCGGGGTCTGTGTTTGGGTGCCGGTGGTGGTAGTCTTGCCGATCAAGCCCTTGTAATCGCCGGAAAGCAGCCCATCCAGTGCGGCGGTATCTTTGATACTTTCGCCGTCCAGTTTCAGGCCATCAATTTCAGCTTTGGCTCCACGGATAACCAGCCCCATGCTCTCGGCGGGAATGCCCTTGCTCTGGAAGTACGCCCGTGCGGCCTTTTCCTTGGCGGCGGCGCTCTCCTTTGCGGCAACTCCGTCTTTGAAATCCTGAAAGTCTTTCTTTTCCTTCTCGTACTTGGCCTTGTAGCCGCCGTCAGCGTCTTCCTTTTTCAGATCATCCAATTCCTTTTGAATGCCAGGAAGTTTCTCAGCGTCGGCCTTGTACCTCCCGATATCGGCTTTCAGGCCGTCCACGGTATCGGTGTGTGCTTCGATGATGGTGTCCACCTGTTCGTCGGTAAGCCCCATCCCCTTCAAAAGTTTGCGAGTTAATGCCATTGTTTCAGTCTTCCTTTCTTCGCCCCTATTCTTCGGGGACGACTGTGATATAAAAGCCGCTATACTTCGCGGGTTTTACCGAAATAAACAAAAAAGGAGCCGAACAGCACGCAAAATATACGTACTGTTCGGCTCCAATTGCCCATTCCTGCGCCCAATTACGCAGGAGAAGAATATTTGATTGTTTTCTTTACTTCGAGGACTATGTAGCCGTCACCCTTGCGCCGTATCTCCACATCGTTCCCACGCTTTATGATAGCCTCTATGGCCTTTATGATTTCGTCATTATTCATTTATTGCCCCTCAAATCGCGTCAGCGTTTTTGAACGCTTCCATAAGTTTGGGAAACTGGATAGCGAAAAAATCTACCATTTCCTCGTTTTGTGCCCATTCGGAGTTTTCCGCAAGGCCACTTTCAAATAGGAATGCATGGATAATCTCATGCCGCGTGTTCTTTCTAATCTGAACTTGTAAGTTTTTCTTGCAAGTTCGGTCGCCGACGTGCTTACTATAGCTATCCACAACCAGTTCTTTGCTGGTTTCGTCGCAAAATCCATCGCATCCCGCCAGCCGTGAATCTTCATCTTCACCACAAACGGAAAGCGTGTATTCAGCTCCAAGAATGTTGATTTTTCTGGTATCCACGCCCTGTCAATCTCCTTTGTTGAGTTCGTCTTTTAGAATGTTTTTGTACGTTCCCTGATGATCGGCGATTGACGGCTTAATAAACGGGTGCGCCCGATTGCCAGCTGTCCAATGCCAGATCCCCTGCGCGTCCTGGTATTTCCACGGAGTAGGACGGCCTCCGCCTCCCTCGGCGTATTTGCCCGTTCCCATTTCCTGATAAATGGCGTATTCGGTCGGCGTTCCAACAATGGCTTTCTTCCCATCCTCAACGGTATGTGTAATGCTGTTGCGCAAATTCCCAGTATCAACTGGGCATAAATCCTTTGCGTATTCAACAGCTTTTTCGCCACACCGAAATAAGCCGTGCTCACACGCTTCGCCGAGGGCGCAGAGGATTTCGTCAGAGTTATCCACAAAGGTAATGCTCATTTCTTATTCCCCCGTTTCTTTTCCAATTCCTCTTGCAGTTTTTGCCACGCCTCCGGCTGGTTGTACTTCATATTTTGGAACGCAGAGAACGTCTTCGGGGCTTTTTTGCCCAGAATTTCGCGGTATTCTGCGTATTCCCTCTGGTCGGCCTGGTAGTTCTTCCCAGCCTTTACCATGCCCGCCCATTTTTCCGGAGGATACTGCGCTTTCTTTTCGTCGTACCATTCTTTGTACGATTTTTTCTTTACAAGCTCATATTCCCCGGTTTCAGGATTCTTCACGCGCATCATGTGGCGTTCCGCTTCCAGATCGTCGTCAGTGGCATTTACAACCGTGCAGCGGCAATTATACAGCTCATGCCCCGGCGCTCCCAACGAGCCATCACCGGGGAACATCATCTTATAGCCACCGACATCGAACGGCTGGTCGTAGTCCACAATCTGATTGTCTGCCATACCGTGATCGTGGCGGGTGCGCAAATCCTTTGTGGCTACCCACTTTTTCTTGGATTTAATGCCCCACATTTCGTCAGCGGCGGCGTAGCTGTCCATTCTACCGGCATTCTGCGCGGCGGTAACTGCCGTTCTTGCCGCTCGAATAGCGCTTACACGGCTCATTGTGACGATTCTGGACTGCAAATCATCGGATATCTGCTTGATGCTTCTGCCTTGCAAAATGGAACCTGTAACGCTTGCTGTAATCTGCTGCTTGCCAAAAGCCAGATCAATGCCCCGCTTTAGCGCAAGCCTTTCGGGGTAGTATGGCATCACATCCGGCTGCTCCACAATTAAGCGCTTTACAGTCTGCTCGTCAAAAAGCGTAAAATCCGCACTCGGGTGAACGCTCTCAATGGTATAGGCGGTGTAATTCCGATTCAGGGAGTAGATTCCAGGCGTAGCGTCGTTCACATACGCAAGCGCCACCTCTTTTGCTTCCGTCGCACGTTCTGCCAGCTTGTCCCGAAGCGCTTCCAACCGTGCCCCGCGCCCCATCTGGTTCAGCCTCCATTGTTGGTAGTCCTTTTCAGTCCACTCCTTACCGTTGCGCTTCTGGCCTATCAAATCCTGCATCTTCTTATCCTGATCAGCAAAGTGCTTGAAAAAGGCATCTATTTCCTCTTGCAGCTCTTTAGCCGCCTTAGAATATACGGAGTTAATGCGGCGCTCCAAGTCGGCAAGCGCCCTATCGGTTCCTCTATCGGCTTCATTCGGTCTGGCCATCCTCATCACCGCCGTAAACCGTATTTATGTCAGCGTCCGCTTTCCGTTTCAGGATTTCCGGCACTTCCTCCGGCAAAAGAAACGGAAGGTGTTTCAGAACCGTTTCATCATCAAGGAACGCAGCTGCCGCAAGCACCATATTGGTTTCCTCTGCTTGATTGATAACTTTATTCCAGCTAAAAGCCGGTTCCGGGTTGGCAATCCCAGCCACTGCGCAAATCTGCCGAATGAAATCTATCAAGAAATACTCGAAATCGGCGCATTTATTGTCCTGCGGCTGGTACGCCGCCGAAATCTCTGTAGCCGTTTTCTCAGCGCCCGCCAGAGCCGTCACATCAAGCATCTGGGCATCTTCGTACAGGTCGCGGCGTAAAATATCCAGCATGGTTTTTCGGGCTTCTACGGGAACGTCAAGGGTGTGAGCTTCTGCCGCCGTTTCAGCGGAACTATCTACCACATTCGCCTTTACGCTCTTCATTCTCTGGATGAACTGTGCCAAATCCGTATCGTCCATAGCGCCGGTATTGTGCAGAATCCAGTAAATTCCGCTCGTATCGTCAATTTGGTTGGCAAACCCGGATTTGATGAAATCATAGCAGTCTATGGAGCCACGCAACCCAACGAGTTCGCTTTCGTGGGTATCGTTGCCATACAGTACCGCAATAGGCAGGCGGGTGTAGTTCTCGTCGCACACATCCACAACGCCCAGATCGTTCCTCAGCTCCTTGTGGATATACGCGCGTTTCTCGGCCATGGGCTGCGCGTCGTCGCTTCCCTCGGCGCTCCATTCGCTCACGCCGTCCAACTCGTAAAGCGTAGCCCGGAAAACAGTTTTTCGGCCAGTCTCACGGAACCAATACCGAATACCGGCCATAAGCTCCGATGTTTTTTCGTCCAGCAGCGGAACAAATCCCGGATTTCCGGGAGTATCGGCGAATGAAAACACTTCCAGATGATCGAGATTCCAATAGCCGTAGGAAACGCCCTGCGCCAGCGCCAATTTTGCCGCCGTTTGCAGCTTATTGTCAAAGTCCGCGCCAAGCTTTTCCTTTTCGTCCATGCTTACGCCATTAGCGCAAATATAGCCCACTTCCTGCGTCACCAGCCGCCGAAACGCTAGCGTTTTAAGCCGGTAGTCGCTGCTCCAAATATCAGGAGTTTTGTTCCCGGATAAGGTGAAAAGGAACTTCTGGAATTTCTCAATGGTGATATTGTGCTTATTATAGTACGCCATACCGTCAGCGGCGTCTTTGTACGCCTTGCTGCTCTGGTGCTCCCGCACTGCATCACGTATGAATTTTCCGGTAGTTCCCTTTGCAATGGCTTCTTCCAAATCTTGATAAATTTTCATGAATTTTCTCCAATAGCAGAAATCTCGCAAAATCACAACAGCGACGCAGCGGCGGGTGAAATCTTGTTTTTCTTCTCCACCTTGTATTTCATGATGGTGTTGCAAAAGTACCTGATATCATCCATAGCGTGATCGTTATCTTTCACTACCGCGTCCTCCGTTTTCTTATCATCCCACCGGTAAAGCCCGAACTCCCGAATGGCATCCGTGCAACACCGGTGAATTTTTATATTCCCGTTCTTGAGATATACCGCCGTTCGCCGAATGCCATCAAGAACGGCGTTGTCCGCCTGCTGGACGCGGAATTTACGGCGTTTCAGGGCTGTAATGAAAGAAGCCGCCGAAGGATCAATGATCGCCCTCTTGATTTCGTAGCCGTCCGTCAGGTGCTCCACAGCGTCGCAATATTCCTCGTCAGTTTGCTGCCTGCATTCGGCTCTACCATCGTAGTAATACTCTTTGATTCTTACCGCCTTATTACCATTCACAGCCCACAAGCCGCATGAAAACGGGTTTAGGGTGCCGTAGTCGATGCTTATGTAATAATCCGCGAATTCCGGCACTTCATCCGTAATATTCGCTTCCGAAAAATCGTATATAAGCCCCTCCGCCAGCGTCCATTTCCCCAAAATGTACCTATCATAGAACACCGTTCCGGCATATTCTTTTTTCAGATTTTCAACAAAAGTGGGGGGTAAAAATGGATTATCGTCTATTGTGTATTCTTGGCTGAAAATATCGGCATCACTATCAAGGAATCTCTTTAGCCAGTGGTTGGGATACTGTGGATTGTACGTGCCATCGAAGCAGGAATACTCCTTATCAAGCCGGCTTTTCAGGAGGGCAAAAACTTCCTCCGACCAGTCCGCGACCTCGTCGCCGTAGCAATACTTGATAGACGCGCCGCGAATCTTCGATACCTGAGACACTTTTTCCGCGCCAAGGCAATAACACTTCTCGCCAAAAATCCATGCTGTATTATCGCTGGAAATCGCCCCAACAAGTTTGTCTCCGTACAGATTCCGCATAGGCTCTAGTACGTTTCTCTCTATTGTGGATTTTGTAACGCCCAGAATAACGGAAAGCCCATCTTTCCCGGCTCGTTCTCGAATCCGCATGGGAATAATCCACTTAAAATCTAGATATGTTTTCCCGCTTCTGGTCGCGCCGCCCTTGAAATTCCATCGGTGATTCCCATACCTTGCAAATTCAATCTGTTTCGGGCTTAATAGCATCTCTAAACTCCTTAATTAGCCCATCCAGCTTATTGAGACTATCATTGCCGCTTGCCGTGTTTCTTGTGGCCTTATCGACAATAATCCCGAAAGATGTTGCAATCTGGCTTAATGTTGCGGCTGAAATCTTTTCGGGGTCTGTGAGCGCTTTCAGATGCAAGGTGATTGCTTCTTGCATCGCCGCTTTTTGTGATTCCATGTACGCCATCATGTCGGCGGTATTCTCTTCTTTTTTTTGCTGCACTTTTTGGGCGATATCCGGTGAAGCGCTGACAATCCTTTTCACAGTCTGGTGAGTTACGCCATGCTTTTTTGCAACGGCGCTGTACGACTGCATTTCTATCCAGTCGGCAATTATTCTTTTTTTCTTCCGATCTGTAATCCTTGCAGCCATAGCACCACCTCTCATGCAAAATAGTAAAAATAGCGGGAAAGGCCGGAGTTGAACCGGCATTCTTTCCTCTTATCACAAGGCTGCTCTCCGGCCTTGCTACTTCCCCGCATCCCTCCGGCTTACGGTGCCGGGGAACCGCTTTGCCCGTTTCCGGGTTTCGTCGCCGGCGGGAGGCCATCGGCGATATATATGGCGCGAGGCCGATTCAAACGGCCTTCTGTTGGGGAGAGAGCGCCCAACTCGCTATCTGCCGCGCCATGCAAAAAGAGGCTCAGGAACAATCCCAAGCCTCTTGCGCTTTTTCTTTTTTACCAGTATAGCACATTCAAACCGAAAAATCGTCTCATTTTTTTCTCATTTTTCAGCTTTCAGTCTGCCCATACAGGCATAGCGTGAAATGCCGTAGTGCTGAATCCCGGCGGCGGTAAACCTGAGCTTTTTCCACTCCAAGCTCTTCACACAGGGCATCGACGTTGCCTCTGGCCGGGCTTATGTAGAATCTGCTCAGTATCTTCTTTTCATCGGCGCTAAGCGATTCAAGCCCGGAATCCACAAGCGACACCCATTTTCTCGCCTGTTCCAGCGAACGCGCCAGTTCCTCGCGGTGAACGATATTCGATAGCATCATATCTTCCCGGCCGGAACCACCGCCGCTTACCGGCGTACCGTCAGCCGTGGCACTTCGGATACTCTGCATAGCGGATTCCAGCCGCGCCATTTCTTCGGGAATGCTTTTCAGGGACTGTTTCTTTGCACTGTATTCCTTTAGCTTTTCAATGGCCTCATACTTCCAGTTCATTCCGTTCCTCCTTGCATATCTTATTAAATCCCTGTATAGATATACACAATACACACAAGATATAAGATTATATTTAATATATACTATACAGGGATAAAGCTATAATATTAAATTCCGTTCCTGTTTTTCGTTTTTGCCCTCCTTTCGGTGCAATTCTTCCCAGGCGGGCAAGGCCGCTTTTTCTCGCAGACGAATATGTAATTGCAGCACCGGCTGCCTTCGTAGTGTCCGAAGAAATACCGGCACCCGACGCAATACCTCCTGCTATCCTTGTACTCCATGTTGCCCCCCTAGAGAACAGGCAGGCTCCCAATCCCGCCAAGCATCCCGGTTTCTTGGCATATCATAAGCAGTTTTGTCTGCGCCGTCATCCGAATTTCAGCCGGTGCCCGTTCCGCTGCCGTGTGCAAGACGGAAATACACTCAATCCCCTTTCCCTTGTCCACAGACAGCACATAGGACGTCGCAGATACCGCAGAAGCGAACCACTCCGGAACGTTGCCGTAGGCGTATTTTGCAAACATCCTCCGGAGAATCTTTTCCGGGTCAGATTCTTCCTGCTCGATGGTGGCTATCTCCCATTCCCCGGACTTGGCGACCTCTTTCACTGTTTCGGTCAATTTTTTTGCAAGCATCTCGCGTGCAGTCTTCATGAGCAACGCATCATCAAATTTGAAATCCTGTTCTGCCATTATTCATGTACCTCCAATTCCTTATTTTTCCTACTGCTAATTCTTACGATATCGGCAATGTAGTTTGCCTCCCCTTTTTTCAGCAATCCGCTTTTTCTCCGCTTCTTTCAAGGCGTTAACCACCATTCAGAAGTTCTTCCCGATTCACCCGGATACCAATTTTTATAATCGCCTGTACTACGGCATCTCCGATAGCATCCTGGAAGTCGCTTAAATTCAAGCTGGCAGGTGGTGTGTAGCCGTTAAGTTCTTCCATTTTCATCCACCTTTCGCTCCCCATAACTGCAAAAAGCATTGCCGTCTACCTCGTTAGGGGACATGCCCTGCTCATATTGCCAATGATAGCAATACCCAAATGGCGTTCCTCCTTTGTTGGTTAGGTACTTGCCTATTTCCTCAAATTCAATGCAGTCCCGGCACCTTACCACGGGGACGGCATCCACGGTATCAGCCTGATTTATCATCATCACAATGTTTTCCACTGTCAAATATGTGGTGCTACATCCTGTACAAAATGCTACAATTCTGCGGCGAAGCCCGTCTACATCAATCACCCTCATAAAAATCCTCCTTCCTCGGCATCTCTTTCAGCCAGCGTCTGACGGCAAAGAACCGAATGCGTGACGGCTGATTCCTCGCCCACCGCTCAATTGCGGCGGCGTAAGCAATTCTAGCGTTAAGGCGCTGACGGTGTTCTTGCCTTTCACTCATTCCCAATACCTCCATTTTTCGTAAGATATTTAATTTCTTCTTGCACCAGCGTTCGGTTGCTCATGATAATATGTGATCCTGTAACCCTGTTGGGGCAAGCCACGCACTCGCACTTGTAGGGAGGCTTTCCCTCATTCGCCCCTCTGCACAAGCATTGGTAATTGAAGCAGTCTGCCACTTTCCGTCACCCCTTCGGCAATTCTGGAAGCGGTTGCCAGTGTGTGATTTCAACATCGTCATCCACCTGATCCGTTTCGTTCGCGCCGCACTCTACAAGCAAATCTTCGCAAACACACGACCACCAATACCAAGCCCCCCTGTAATAGACAGCAGTCGCTTTTTGCGGAACGTCCTTCATGTACCGGTAGTACGGCGCTGGGTTGTGATTTACCCACACCACATTTACAGGCTCAAGTTCCTCCGGCGGCCTCTCGCTGCACGGAATCCATGTGTTGCCCATCGTGGGTTTCACGGGATTAACCTTGATAATCTTGTATTCCGCTCTACGTTTGCCGCTGATTTCTGCTGTATGTTCTGATACTCTTGTAATTTTCCCACGCCCTAAGCTGGCAGAAGTTCCGTTGTAGTTCAGAAATACAACATCATCTCCAACGCTTAATCCATTTCCCAAAAAATCATGCGCCATTGTCATCCTCCAAATCCATTTTGCATCCACACCCCGGGCAGTAGTTGTACCCCAGCAGCTGCACATCCTCGTCAACCTCAAAGCACCATTCTCCGCCGCAGGCAGAGCATTGGATTGTTACAAGACTGCTCCAATCATCGTCGGTTCGCAACCACTCCCCATGCCGCACCGGCTCCGCGTCGGCGGCAGGAAGTTTGCGTATCTCGGAAAAAGCCGCCGCATAATCGCCACTTGTGCGCTTTACTATTTCCATGGCCGCCTCCCGGCTGATGTAATCGCTCATTTCAATTCCTCCAAACTAATCTGCCCATCAATGGGCGTATTGTCGGCCTCTTTCCGCTTTCGTTCCGGGACGACTTCTCTCACAAGGGGCTGGCGGCTTATTGCCCGATTGAATGCCCCACAAGCCATCCATCGTCCCGCCCAGTCCGTCGCTTCACTATGGGTAAGCCCGTATACTTTGCATTTGCCAAGCACTTTATCGTGATACTTGCCCTTTATGAAGTTGCTACACTCCCGGCACGTATGCCCATCCAAAACGCCAAAAAAACGGTGCATCAGAGCAAGTTTACGTAAGGCCATTATAGTTCCTCCACTCCGGGCGGATGCTGATAAGTACCGATTTAGCCATTGTCAGCCCTCCGGTTCCAAGCCTCAATTGCCGCGGCTTTGTTCTTACAGCAGCCACTTGAAGCCCCGCATCCTCCAGCAATGGAGTCACAAACAACCTGAAACTGGCTGTTATATAAGTCGTAGTTTTCATCGTATTTGTCCATAAGCTCAATTTCCGCAACACTTCCAACAAAAATCTTTGTTCCCCCACAAAACGGGCATGGCTTCAACTTGATTTCATCCATTGTTATCTCCTTCCCGCCCGGGTTGCCCCGGGCTCGTATTATCCCCACTGGTCTGCCATAGGTAGACAAACTGTATGATTTGTAACTTTTCTCGCCCACTCGATAAATTCCCTTTGATCCATATTGTTTTTGGCTCTGTTGCATATTTTGCAGCACGGAACAACATTATCAATGAAGTATCCTCTTGAACTGTCGGTGCGGTCTATTCCATTGTGGTCGTATCCCTCTTTGCAATTTTTCGTTACTTTGTGATTACTATTTATTGTTCCACAGTAAAAACACGGCTGCTGAATGAGGTGCTCGACATCTTCGTAAGATAATCCCAATGCAAGCCCTCTGTCTCTTGCGTGACGCTTATATTGGAGTATGATATGGTTAATAACTCCTCGATTATTTGGCAGCCTGCTTTGCTTTGGCAGGCATCCACAAGATTTTGTGTTTCCACTTTTAAGATTGTGCCCAAGTACAGAAACCTCGTTCCCACAATCGCACTTGCAAAGCCACCTTCTTTCAGTCGTCCCGCAAGGCTTTTTATGTACGCCGTCCTGTCTCAAAATCACAAGTTTTCCAAACCTATCTCCAACTTGAAATGCCATCCGTGAACTCATCTCTTATGTCACCTCCATACTGTTCGGCCATAGCTTTTGCAATCCCCGGGAAGGTCTTGCTTCGCTCTTTTGCGTGATTGCTCCCCAACCACCATATCCTGGCTCTTTCTTTTTCGGGGAGCGTCATCATGTACTCATGCACATTGTCCGTTTCCTGTAACAGCGGAAGATTTTTAAGCCACAAAGCCGTCTTTTTCTGCTCAGGATGACCGAATTGCCATGGATTGATGATTTGATCGGGTTTGCGGTAGAGCGAACTCATAACACAAATCGGATTTTCTATTGCGATTTTTTCAACATCCGCTTCTGCGAACTTCAAGAAAAAAGCGGCGGCTTCATATTTCAAGCTGAGAGGTTTAACCCCTTCCTTAAACCATCTTGCGCCTGACACCGACAAGTGGGTACACGGTGGGTGTGCAATCAGCAAATCCCACCGACCCACATCATGCGTCTGTCCGTCCATGGTGACGATTGTGCCGCCCTTGATGGCTTCCAGAGCGTCACCCAAAATGTGCCATTCAGGTTTCCCGCCGGACGGCTCCTGAATATCGCAGGAGTATGCCTCATGCCCCAGCGCCCGGAACGCCTTGCACACGGTTTGCGATTCCTCGCAGGCTATCAGAACTTTCACGGCTTCACCTCCGCAAACTCCCCGTTTTTCAGCGTGTACGGTGTATCCGCTTTGATTTTTTCGCCATCGACATACTCCGTTTTCACACATACCGGAACGTATCGTTGCTTTGCTCCATCGTATTTCCACTCTGCAAGTGTAATCCAGCAGCCAATTGGCGCTTTTACCACAGAGCCATGTCCGGCGCAGCAAATCACGGAATCGCTTCCAGTGCAGTTAATCTGGGCGTAGTACCCGGAACTGCCAATCTGGGCGGAGTTCCCGGAACTGCCAATCCGGGCGTAGTTCCCGGAACTGCCAATCTGGGCGG